GATTATACTGCGGTAGTTCATTCACAACAAATCAATCAATAGACACCAATCAAAATTACATATATGCATTGTTGAGCGGTAGCAGTTCTGTGCTTTCTAAAAACGCAACATTGTCAGCAACAGGAAATCCCGGCACTAGCGGTATTAATCAAACGCAATCAATCGCATACTCAGAAGGTAATGGTGATTTTTATAATGGAACAATGCAGGAGTTTATTGTTTATAACTCTGACCAATCATCAAACAGAACTGGTCTTGAATCAAACCTAAGTGACTTCTACAATATTTAATAATGTACTTACTTTACGCAACTCAAGAAGAAGCCATCAATCGTGCTGACCAAGAAGGTCAAGCCAAGCATTTATGTTATTGGACTTCAAACCCAATTGGTATTAGCAGGTGGGTATCAAGACCAAGAATTACAGCAAAGCCACTAATTGGTTCGGCCAAGTGGTCATTGGATGTTTCTGACTATACACTCACAGAAGAAGAACAAGCAGCTACTGTTAATTCAGTAACTTACCCAAGCAATAAAGTATAATGGACGATATTATTTACAGGTCACTAATTGGAATGTTTGGCTTCTTTGCCACTATTGAACTTGCACCTGTAAATGAGGTACTTGGTTTTGCTGTTGGTTTAGCCACTTTTGTGTACATGACATCATCGGCCATTAAAGTAATTAAAGAACTACTTAAAAAATGACACCAGAATTATTGGCAATGCTTGGCGGTGGTGTAAGCGGCTTCATTATGAAAATGATGGCAACTCAAGCACAAAACCAAACAAGGTTATTTGAGCAAATGATGCAAAAGCAAAGTTTGGCTGATGATTCAGCAGATAAGGCAGTTAGCCGGGGTGGTGTTTGGATGCGCAGGATCATAACTGTTTGCGTATTGTTTGCCATCATACTAGCTCCATTGGCCGTTGCATTTACTGATGTGGGTGTTGTGCTGCAAGAGCAGACAAATGGCTTTCTAGGACTATTTAAGGGGCAGAAGTTTGTGCAGACACAGGGTTATTTGATACTGCCAGAGGTGCGGCAAACTGCTCTAGCAATTGTGGGATTCTATTTTGGATCATCACAAGTGCGATAAGCATTTATGACTAATAAACAAGAGTTAATACTCCAAACTTATTTGGAGACGCAATCTTATCGCCAGACGGCAAAGATTTTAAATGTAGATGCAAGGTATGTTACTAGAACAATTAAAAAACTAGAGGCCAAAGGGCAAGTGCCTTGGCAATCGGCAGCACCAAGCCCGGCACACTTAGAGGTTGGCAAGCGCACAGTACAATACAATGGAGATGGTGAAGTTGTGCAGGAATGGCGCAGACTATTTCCACAAGCAGAGGCCATGCAAAGCTTTGTTGATGGATTGTGTGAACAAGTAAAAAACCAAGGCAAAGTGCCAACACGTAAATCACGCAAAACTGATACTGATGAAATTCTATTTGAGTTAGATATATATGATGCACACGTTGGAATGTATGCAGACGAAAAAGAAACCAAGGATGAAAATTATGATTGCGACATTGCAGCCGCTAGAATGGTTGAGGCAGCAGAAGGTTTAGCCGCTCGATCAAACAGGCCTGCCAAATGCGTATTGGTCTTTGGTGGCGATATGATGCACAGCGATAACAGAAGCAATCAAACAGAGGCATCTGGTCATGTATTAGATGTTGATACTAGATACCATCGTGTGGTGCAGTATTTGATTAAAGCGTGCCGGGACGTTGTTGCTGTTGCAGCCACAATTGCGTCAGAAGTTGAGATTGTAGTTTTAGAGGGCAATCACAGTTGGCACAGCGAAGTGTGGCTTGCAAGGGTCTTAGAAGCTTATTACAGCCAATGTAAGAATGTTAAGGTAATAACTAAGCCATCACCAAGAAAACACATGATTTGGGGCAATAATTTACTTGTTTGGACGCATGGAGATAAGATAGCAGCGCAAAAATGGCCAATGATTATTGCGGCAGAGTTTGCTAAAGAATGGGGAAAAACCAAATACAGGCATTTAAAAATGGGTCATGTACACCACAAAAAGACAATTGCGCCTGTAATTGTTGACGAACAGTCTGGTTTGGTTGTTGAATACTTAGAAGCTTTATGTGCAACAGATGCATGGCATTCTGGAGCAGGTTTTGTTGGTTCACAAAAAGGCGCAAGTGCTTTTGAGTATCACAAAACAAAAGGATTAATAACAAGGTATTTACAACCAGTATGACAAAACAAGAACACGAAAAATTCGAGCGCATCAGAGGTATAATATCTGAACACTTTGAAGATTTTGGCTTTGTTGTTTTAGATGAAAAAGGTGAATTGTTTTTTGGTTATAAAAATTCAATCATTGGCAAAGCTTTGTTTAGAGAAACAGTTAAAACAATGCGTGAATTAGATGACTTTGAAACTGAATACGTTTGGGAGGACGAGGATGAAGGATGGCAAGACGAGGACGAATAATTGCGCTTAATGGTGCAAAGACAGTTGGCAAAACAACCATTGCAAAAGCATTGGCAGCATTAAGTGATGATGTTGTAATACTATCATTTGCTACACCATTGCGTGCTATGTTAAAAGCAATGGGCGTTAGCAATCACAATTTGAATGTTGCTAAAGAAGAACCAATTGATGGTTTAAATCAGTCAGCCCGGCAGTTACTTTGCACACTTGGTACAGAATGGGGAAGGCAGATGGTTAGCCAAAACATTTGGTTGTGGGCAATGGAGCAGCAGGTTGAAGACGTTAGGAATAAATCAAAACGGCCAGATGATCTAATTATTGTAATTGATGACTGCCGCTTTGTTAATGAAGCAGAATGGATTTATAAAAAAGGTGGGCATCTTGTGCGCCTAAAACGTGAAGGCATACAATATACAAGCGATCATTCAAGCGAACGGCCGTTGCCAGATGACATGATTGATTGGGAATTTGATGCAGGCGGTGTGCAGAATTGCGTTAAAAATATTGTGCAAAATATACTTGCATAGGTATTGACGTTTATTTTTTACGGCATTTTAGTGCCAATCACAGCCAATTTGGTTGTAATAATAATAACCGGGGAAACCCAAAACAAAGGATAATAATGATTGATGACATTAAGCTTATTAAGTCTGATGCAGAAGTTGCTATTGAGGCAATTCTTGAAAAGCTAGAGACAAAAGGTATTAAGGTATACCGAATGCAGTTGTTTACTAGCCGCAATAGATCGCCACAAGTTAATATTGTGGTTGATGAACAAGGAGGTTCTAGATGAACCAAATTGTAGCATACGATAAAATCAACGATGCTGCTGGCCTTGAAATGTTTGGCAACGCAATATGCCGTTCTGGTATGTTTGGTTGCGAAAGCAAAGAGGCAGGTATTGTTTTTGCGCTTCAATGCGTGGCAGAAAACAAGCCGCCATTGGAGATGGCTAAAAATTACCATCTTGTAAAAGGGAAATTGACCAAACGTGCAGATGCTATGTTGGCTGATTTTCGCAGAGCAGGTGGCAAGGTTACTTGGCGTGACTTAAAAGATGAAAAGGTACAAGCAGCCGTATTTGAGTTTGAAGATGTGCAAACACCTGCAAGCTTTTCTATGGAAGATGCCAAGCGTGCCGGGTTAGTACGTAGCGGATCTGCATGGGATAAAACTCCTGCTGCTATGTTGCGTGCTAGGTGTATATCAGAAACCTTGCGTGCCATTGCACCAGAGATTGTGCAGGGCGTATATGTACCAGAAGAACTTGACGTTACTAATGTTGAGCCAAAGCCTGTAAGCCAACCAAAGGTTAACAAACCAACACAGCCTGTAATTGATGCAGAAGTTGTTGAGCCAACTAAGCGGCCACAACTAGAAGCGTTAATTGGTGAAGATGATTTGGAATACAATGTGAACTTGTACTGGTCAAACAAAGGCAAGATTGACATGGATTTAGATCAAACATGGCGTGATTTGCCGCAATCAATACAAGCCAAAATGGAAATGGATTTTGATGCATTTAGAAAGGCCATTACAAAATGAGTGATCTAATTACACAGCCAAAAATCAAAGGCATACAAATTGAAATTGTTGCTGAAGCTGAAGAGATCAAAGTCAATGCAATGATATGTTCTAAGGACATTACAAGCGTTGATGATGGTTTTGAAGCAACTGTTGCGGCAGGCGCACAAGGCACACTACGCCAATTAATAAAGGACATTGAGTCATCTAGAAAGCTTGCCAAAGCACCAATATTGGAAATTGGCAAAGAGATTGATGGCATTGCCAAAGACTTTATTGATGAAGTCAAAACTGAAGAAGAGCGCATTGGTAAACTACTAGGTGCGTTTCAACGTGTTGAGCGTGACAAAAAGATTGCTGCTGAACGCCAAGCAAGAATTGCAGAACAAAAGATTCTTGTGGAAGCATCAGAGGCAGCACTAGCAAGCGGTGAACCTATGGATGAACTGTCTGAAAGCGCACAACAAAAGATTGTAAGGTTACGCCAAGAAGCGTCAGCCAAACATGAAGCAGTCAATGGCGTTAGGGTACGTACTACGAAACATTATGAAGTGGTGGATGAAATTAAATTAAAATTTCACCATTCAGAATTGTTTAGCCCGGATGCGGCAAAAATTAAACAAGCACTTAAAACTAATAACAATATTCCCGGCCTAAAGATTTGGGAAGAAAGCAAGGCATACTAACATGGCAAAATATATAGCAACAGATGAAGACGCAAACTTGGGTGGCAGCAGTTACATAACTGAAGCTGGCACATACGAGTTTAAAACCACAAATGTGGCGCATAAGATTAACCAACGTGACGGAACAGATTTGTTTGAAGTTACGTTTTCAACTAAGGATGGCGCATCAATGCGCAAAACATTCTTTTGGGGAGATTTGTCATTGCCAACAGCAGAATACAAAGCACGTGGCTTATTGTTTATGTACTTAAAAGCCTGTGGCGTGCAAATATATCGAGATCAGCTAGACAGCGAAGATGCAGCAGGTTTTTATGAAATCGTAAAAGGCAAGAAGTTTACGGCCAAGGTTGAGTTGCAACCAGATCGCAATGATCCAGACAAGCATTGGCCAGAGATTGGCTTTAGTGGTTTTGTGCATGACAAAAACCATGTGCTGTACAAAGAAGGTACATCAGAAACTAAGGCAGATGAAATAGTTGAAGAACCTTGGTAGTATATGGAAGATCGCCAATACCAACGTGAAGCAATTAGATTTTTAAGTAAATCTAAACGTGGTATTGTTAAAGCACCGGCCGGAGCAGGTAAAACGCACATTGCGGCATCTGCTCTGGCCGTTTGTTTATCTAAACGTAGCGGCATAGCTGACGTTGAAATAATGGTAAACACCAAAGAACAGGTTGAACAGATGCAGACGGCCTGTGACAGATTCCCAATAATACAACAAAAGGCCAATGTGCATATTTATTGTGCAGCAGGTGCGCCAATGGGAACTAAACCTAATCTGCTAATTGTTGATGAATGCCACAGGGCAGGCGCAGCAGGTTGGAGCGCAAAAATAAAGCAATGCGATTCTGCTCGATGGGGATTGTCAGCCACACCATTTAGCGGTGATGAAGAGCGTGACGCATTGGTTTGCCAGTTATTTGGCAACAATGTGCATAGCATAGAACGCACACAATTG